AGCACGTCCCACCCGTGCCGCTCTATGGCGTCCAGTCGCTCGGTGTCGGTGCGTTCAGCGGCCACGGCTCGCCTCCAACGCTCGCAGCACCGCCTCGGCCCGGCGGCGATCGTACTCGATCTGCGCCGCCCGCGCCTCCCGAACACGGCGGGCAAACCAGGCGGCGATGGCGACCACCATGCCGAACAGGCCGAACAGGACAATGGCACTCATGGTCACGCGTCCTCCGTGCAAAACAGACGGCGGAACTCGGCAGCCTGCACATCCCGTGCCACAGCCCATGCCGCATCCCGTACCGCATCCCCTGCCGCATCCCCTGCCGCAGCCCATGCCGCAGCCCGTGCCACATCCCGTGCCACAGCCCGTACCGCATCCCCTGCCGCATCCCCTGCCGCAGCCCATGCCGCAGCCCCTGCCGCAGCCACTGCCGCAGCCCGTGCCGCAGCCCATGCCGCAGCCCCTGCCGCAGCCCATGCCGCATCCCGTACCGCATCCCCTGCCGCAGCCAACTCGTCATTCGTGGCCAGACCGTCCGCGTATCGCTCGGCCACATCCAGCGCGGCGATGCTGCGCGGGTCGCTCATGAGATGCTGTACCTGTCGCGCACACCAGACGGCATAAAGTCGGATGGCGCGGTCGTGTCCCGTGACGCACCGCAGCGCCCACAGCGCGTCATCCAACCCGTTGCTGTCCAAGATCGTGGCGAGCGTCACCGGCTCGTCGTCCGGACCAGTCTTGCCGAGATGGGCCAGCAGCTTCTGCCAGCCAGAAGCGCATGGTTCGTGAACACGGATGGCGTTCAAGGTCGTCGTCAGCATCATGGCGAATCCTCGGGGTTAAGGTGTAACGTCTGGCAGCAGGACAACAGTAACGGCAGCGCCGGGGTTCTCCTTGTCAACACCAGCCATGTACCAGAACTCTTGCCGCACCTGCGAATCGTCCCACCAGACGGCGTCAGAACCGTTGATCGCGTCTCTTGACCTGCTTGCTCCAGTTGAGGTCCCGGCGGCGGCGGTCGGGCTCCCGGACGGCGACCATCAGCAGCACCGGCCCCGTGGCGCGCTGCCACTTGGCCTGCTTGGCGTCCAGCAGGGCGGTGACGATGGCGAGCGCCACCACCCCAGCCCAGATCACCAGAATCAGCGCGAGCGTGGCGAGCGCCCGCCAGGCTACGTCCCACGTCATGCCCGACGTCATGCGCCGGTCACCCGGTAGCGGAACACCCGCCGGGGCGGGCCTTGCAACCGCTGGTAGGGCACCCGCGCCTCCCGCGCCTCCTGCTTGGCGTAGTAGATGCGCGCCCGGACGTCCTCGTCCGTCTCCATCTCGCGCTCCACCACGCCCGCGGCCAGCATCTCCAGCAGTTGCTTTGAGACGTGGGCGGGGCTCATGTCAAGCCACACGGCAAGCTGGGCGGCAGTGCACCACCGGTCGCCCATGCGGGCCACAAGGTCGGCTTTGGTGTCGTCCGTTGACCGCCGGGGGATGATCTTGCTCAGGCTCACTAGGCGCTCCTGCGATGAATGACGCCCCGAGCGTCTCGGGTAATGACCGGTTCCTTGATTGCGGCGTCCCCCCAGCCCAGCAGGTGGTACAGGATTCTGGTGTGGGTGCGGTGCTCGGCCATGGTCCACTGCTCGTAGGGCTTGCCCCACTCGCGCTCTAGTCGCACGCGGGTGAAGTCAAACGGGTTTTTGGGGGTCCAGCCGCCCGGGGGCTCCTCGGCCACCATCTTGGCCTGCATCGGCCCGTTGCCGCGCAGGCCATACCGCTTGGTATCGCGCAGCCGGTGGCACTCCAGGCACCGCCAGCAGCCGGTCAGCGGGCGGTTGGGGCGGTCGCGCACGTAGTACGCCAGCCGGTCGGGCGGGTGGTTGTGCAGGCAGATCGGTTGCGACCGGCGCAGCGCCAGGTACCGACCGTCCGCGTCCAGGCGTGGCCGCGGCACCCAATCAGGCGCGGTGGTCAGGCTATAGCGGACGGTCGGCATGGTCAGCGCCCGAACACGTCCGCGCAGGCAACCGCGCCCGCGTCGGTGAGGCCGTACAGGGCCAGCGTGCCGCGCCCGCTGCGGCGCGGCTTGTGAATCTGCACCACGAGCCCGCGGTGGCGGAGCTGCGCGAGGTTGGCGCTGGTCGACTCGGTGGTGGCGTTCAGGATTTCGGCCAGCTCGCCGCACGAAATGAACGGGCAGTCGGGGCGGCTGGCGTCCTGCGCCGTGATCCAAAGCTGCCGGGCGAGCCGCCCCATCTTGGTGAACGGGTGAGGCACGAACTGCCGCGTGCGCGAGGCCGCGGGCGTGGCGGCGGGCTCGGTCACGGTCTCGGGGATGGTTTCGAGATCGGTCATAATCAGCGGACGCGGAGGGATTGGGTGGTGGTGAGCGTGGCGCCGTCGATGGTCTCGCCACGCTTGAGCGCGTCCCGGATGGCCGTCTTATCCGGCTCGCGCTGCTCGGGGATAGTGCGGACGTACTGCGCGGGGAGGGCGTCAACACCCACGGTGATGGAGACGGACGGCGGGTTGTTTTGCACCGCCAGGGTGAACAGGTCGCCCGCCACCTTGGGGCGCTCCATGCGCTGGAGCGCCAGCAGGCCGTATTGCTTGAGCTTGGCGGTGCGGGCGATCACGGCCCGGCGGCGGGCGGTCAGGCGGGCGATCTCCGCGGCCAGCGCCTCGTCCTGCGCCTCCAGCCCGCACAGGTAGCCGCCGAAGGCGTCGGCCTTGGTGGCCAGCTTGCCCGCCAGCTCGGTGGCCAGCGCCTCGGCCTCGGCGGTCCACTCGCCGTCGTCCATAGCCAGCAGGTCGTCCAGCGCCACGGCCTCCTCGGCCAAGTCGTACAGGTGCAGGGCGGTCATCAGCGGGTCTCCGGGGTGTGGTCGGTGGTGGTGAGGGGGGCGGCGGGGTGGCTGCCGGGGCGGACGGCCACCCACACCTGCTGGCGGTCGCGGATGCCCGCGGGGGCCACGAGCCCCATGCGGGTCAGCTCGGTGCGGCGCTTGCGGGCGGTGGACGGGCGCAGATCGTCAAAGGGGGTGGCGTTGTCCAGCTCGTCGTCGGTCAGGCCACGGGAGCCCACGGCGACGAGGTAGGTCAGCACGCGGGCTTGCGTGGCGCTCAGGCGCTGGCCCACGCGGGCGGCGGCGGCGTGGCTGGTGGCCGGATCGTCCCGGCGCACCAGCGAGCGGACCGCGGTGGTGATGCAGTCGACGGGGCGCATCAGAACGGCAAGCTCCCGGGAAGGCTGTCCATATAGCCGTCACCGCCGGGCTCGTCCGCGGCCTCGCGGGCTGCCTGGATGGCGTCGATGGCGGCAAGGATGAAGGCGTTCCCCTTCTCCTCGGCCCACGTGCGCAGCTTGTCGAGGCGGTCGTCGTCCATGTCCACCAGCCGCTGGCCCTTCAGCTCGACCGTCTCGGCCTTGGCGAGGCTCATGCGCTCCGGGGGCGTCTCGGGTACCCGGTCATGCAGCCGCTGGCCCGGGGCGGGCGCCGCGGGGGCGGGCTTCGCGGGGGGCTTCGCGGGCGGAGCCTTGGCCGCGGCGTTGCCGTCGTCGTCCTCGTCCGTAGACAGCGCCAGCAGCGCCGACAGCCCATAGCGGCGCCCGTAGCTCAGGGCCGAGCCCAGCCCGTGGGCATCCCCCTTGGCGACCGGCACCGGCACCACGGACGCCAGCCACTCGCCCGATTGGTGCACTAGGCGAGTCTCGACCATGATGCCCACCAGCCGCCCGCCCTCGCCCGTCTCCGGGTGGATCACGCCCTGCACCACGGCCAGCCCGTGCGCGGCCAGCGCGGGGCGTACCGTCTCCATAATGCCGTCCAGCGTGGCGTAGCGGCTGCGGAAGGCGGGGTTCTTGCCGTCCTTGGCGATGGGCTTCAGGCCCGCCTGCGCGGCCACCAGCGCAGCGCACAGGGTCGCGGTCGTCTCGGAGCTAGTCACGGCTGGGCCTCGCGGGTCGGGGTGTGGAAGGGGCCGTGGTCGCGGGCGTAGGCGGCACGCTCGACGTCGGCGGCGGTGCAGCCCCACAGCTCGGGGTGCTCGGACCAGTCGAGCGTATCGCGGCGGGACCACTCGGTGGGGATGTAGCCGATCATCCGGTGGGCCGTGTCTACGGCGTGCCGCGCCGCCTCTAGCGCCGTGATGGCGGCGTACAGCTCATCGTAGGCGGCAGTGATGATGGCGTGGACGGGCTCGCGCTCCTCCAGGGCGATCCGGTAGTCCCCGGTGACCTGCTGCGCGGTCGGGCGGCGCACGGCGAGGATGCGGGCGCTGGTCATTGCCAGGGCGATGCCGCGGGCCATGTCCTCCCGGGCGCCGCGGGTGTCCTCGCTCCAGCGCAGCATGGTGCGCCCGGCGAGCGGGCCGTGCGTGGCCTCGCTGGGGATGGTGTAGCCGGTCACGCCCACACCCCGCCGCTCGACGCCAGCCGGGCCACATAGGCTTCGTAAGCGTCCTCCACCCGGCGCCAGTCGATCTCGGCCACGATGGCCTCGCGCTCGGCCTGCATGGCGCGCAGGGCCGCGGTGCCGTACTCGGCGCGGTGCTCGGTCGTCTCGGCCCGCAGGAAAGTCAGGCGGTCGCGCAGCTCGCGGTTGGCGGCGTTGCGAATCTCGTACTCGGTCATGGTGCGTCTCCCGTGGTGGTGGTGCGTGGCGCCCGACAGGCGGGCCGAGCGCCGTCCCTAGTATTGCACTAACTCTAGCAAAGCGCAATAGGCATCGTCAGTCCTCCGTCTCGGTGAGGGCGCACGCGCTCCCAATGGCGACGCGCTCAGCATCAGTGACCGTGATGCCTAGCGCATCGTCGGCAGTGCGCAGCACGCGCCACGCGGCGCGCTCATCGTCAAATGCCTGGGCGAGGTTGGTGCGCGTGCGCTGCGCGGCGCTCAGTGCGCGGCGGGCGTCCCAGTAGTTGGCGCGGGCGTGCTGGTACTGCGCAATGATGCGCGCGCGGCGGCGTGGGCTCGGCATGGCTCAGTCCTCGTGTACGGTGATGACCCAGCACGGCTCGGCGGCGGCGGTGTCGAAGTAGCAGAGACCGCCCACGGTGCATATCCGGTATCCCATCGAGCGCGCCAAGCGGCGGGCGGCAGCGACGCTCGCTACAGTCTGCCTGGTCACAAGCTCGATGCGGCTGCTGTTATCAGTGACAGCAAGGATGTGCAGGGGGGCGGCGGTCTTCGGCATGGTCGTGTCTCCCGTGATGGTAGCAGTGCCGGGGCTGGCGGCGTCCAGCCCCGGCGGTGGTGGTTCAGGCGACAGCGGCCCAGCCCAGCACATCGGCGGCGCGCTCTTCCTTGCGCAGCGCGTCCTCGATGTAGAGGCAGGCGGACATCAGGTTGGCTTCGGGATTGATCGCGCTGGGCGCGGTCAGTCGCAGATAGGCGGCAGCGCGGCGGTCAGCCTTCGCTTGGCGGCGCAGCTCCTTGGCAAGCGCCTTGCGGGCGGTGCGCTCGTCGCGCACCGCGGCGGCGGCATCGTCAACGAGCTTTGCGGTGCGGGCGGCGCGGGCGGAGCTGTTGGCGTTGGTCATCGTCTTATCTCCCGTGGGCGTTTCTTCTCGGCTGGTGGCGTCCAGCGTCTCGACACTAGGGAATATAGCCCGTGGACTAGTCTTGTCAATAGGCCCGGGCAAACTCTTTTCAGTGGGCGGGCTTCGGCTTGTCGAGGCCGTGTTTCACGCAGATGGCCCGATGCTTGGCCTTGGGCCATGTCCCGCCGCAGTGGGCGCAGCGGGCATCCTGCGCCTTTTTCGCCGCATTGGCCTTTCGGCGCTGTGCCGCCTTGGCCCGCTGTTCGTGCAGCGGCAGGAACGTCATGTTGGGGTGATAGTGCCCGTGGCAGTCGAGGCAAACGAGCTGCAACCAGTCGAGCGGCTCGTGCCCGATCACCTTGCCGTACCGCAAATGGTGAACGTGCTGGCCCCGGCGCATCCGGCACCGCTCGCATCGGCCCTGCGCCCGCAGGATCACTTCCCGTCGCTTCTGTTGCCAGGCAGGCCGGTCAACCGGCAGTCCAGCGCGTCCGCTCATGTTGATAACTTTGGGCTTGGGTATGACGGGGCCATGTCCGGGCGCTGTTTGGGGAATGAACCCCAGCGCGTCGAAGGTGGCCATTGGGTGAGACTATGGCGAGTCTGTGCGGTCTGGAAACCGATAGTGCCAGCCCTGGGCCCCAATCCGTTGTCATCCGGCGATGGGTACAGGGGAAGGCTTTCAGGGCCTATCGTGAACCTATGGGGATCCGCTCTGGCGTCAGCGCCCGACCAACGTTGTAGGCCGACAGTTGCGTGGATTTGTTTTGTAGCCAGAGGGCATCGGGCTCAGGATTGTTGTGTGAGCTGCCAGTACAGCCCGCGCAGGGGAGAGCGTATTAGGCCCCTGCGGTCCTGCGACATTGTGCGATAGGCGGCTTCCTCGAAAGCACGAGGCCCCCGCTTTGTGATGTCAGGCCCGCACGGCCTTTGCGGGCTGCGCGGCATCACTAGCGGGGGCCTCTATTGTGTGCTCATGTCGCGGATGGCCTGAACACCCGCAACACCAATACTCACCCGTTCCGCCATTTCGTCAAGGCCGGAAACGCAAACCCCCCGGCGCACGGCCGAGGGGATGCGCTGCCGGGGGACCCCCAGCATTGCCATGCTGACCGCGCCACGGGAGCAGCGGGCCAGCTCCACCAATCTACCGCGCCAACAGCCCCAGCGCCACCCCGCCGCCCGCCGCTGCCGCGTGCGTCCACCAGCTCCGGCGCGTCGGGGGCTGCACCGACAGCCGCCGCGCCTCGGCCTCGGCCAGCTCGGCCCGCCGGGCCTCCAGCGCCACCCGCTGCTCGCAGGTCAGCACCGTCTTGACGCACGCCCGGATGGTCGTGTCGGCCGCCGCCAGCGTGCCGCGCACCCAGGCAGTGTCCGTGATCCGCTCGGTGATCCGGGTCGTGTCGTACAGCGTGTCCCACGCGGTCACCCGCCGCCACAGCCGCAGGGTATCGGTCAGGTACACCGTGTCCAGCACCGCCAGCGACTCGACCACCACCGTGCGCTGCGCCCTGAGCCCTGCCACTTCGCCGCCCCGTCGCCCGAGCTCGTAGGCCGTGCCGACCACCGCCGCCGCCAGCCCCAGCCCCACCAGCACCAGCCGCGCCTGACTCATACCGCCCCCCTAGGTGTAGTCGTGCCGGTAGAAATTGGGGATCAGCGTCGGGTCACGCTTGCGCCCCGGCGAGATCATCGCATGGGTTAGGATGCCTTCGATGCTGGGATAGCGTGCCCGCCAGTCCTCGATCAGCCAGCGGGCCGCGTCGACCTGGGCGTCGGTCAGCCGCTCCAGCCCGTCGTGCCGGTTGCCGAAGGCTAGCGACAAGCTGTGCCGGTTGAGCCCCACCACCCCGCCGTACTCGCTGGCCCCGCAGGACCACGCCGCCCGGCTGTCCACCACGAACCGCGTGACCTTGCCGTCCCGGTGGACCAGCGCGTGGTAGCTGACCTTGGACGACGCCGACAGCAGCCAAGAAACCGTCGACGACTCCCGCGGGGACACGTCGGCATGAAGCACGATCCACCGCACCGCCGCGCCGCGCCGCTCGCTGTGGTGCGTCGAGCGCGCCCAGACGATCGGCGGCGCCGCCCGCGTCCCGAGCTGGTCGACCTGCGCAGGCCCCGGGCTCAGTCCCACGTCACGTCCCGGTCATCCGGGCCCCGCTCGTCCTGGTCCATGCCGGCAAACGGCGGGCTGGTGGCCGCGCCCAGCGCGCCCATGGCCTTGGGGAGCGCCGGGGCCAGCAGCCGGGCGCGGTCAATCGGAACCTTGATGATCGCCAGCAGCAGCACGGACACGGCGTTATAGCTCAAGGCCGCAAGAAAGGCCTGTTTCCCGTGAAACAGCGAGGCCACCACCAGCACCACGCCCAGCCCCAAGTGCAGCGCGAGGAACAGCCACAGCGGGTCGAGCTCGCCCGCCTGCGTGTACAGCCACGTCCCCCGCCGCGGGCTCGGCCCGGGGCTAGACACGCTCGCCCCGCGGGGCGCCCCGCCGTTCCATCGTCCCTTCGATGCGGGCCACCCGCTCAGCGGTGGCGTGCGTGGTCTCCCGGATCGCGGCCAGCTCGCGGGCGAAGTCCGCCACCTGGCGGTTCAGCGTATCGACCGCGCCTTTCAGGATGCCGTAGGCGATGCCAGCGCCCAGCAGCCCGGACACGACCGGCACCACCATGGGCAGCGCGGACGGCTGCGCCTGCTCGATCGCGACCGAGCCGAGCGCGGTCAAGACGCCGACCTTGAGGGCGGCAATGGTCTCTGTGGTCATGCGTCTGCTCCCCCTTACCACCCGGTCGCCGGGAAGCGCCCGGCACGCAGCGGCTCTTGCACCGTGCGAAAGATGTCCGCGTAGGTTTGTCCCACCGTCTCCAGCCGATACCGCTGCCGCGCCAAGCTGCGCACCGTGCCGCGGTCCAGATGTCCCACCTCGTCCAGCGCCCGCGTGAAATCCGCTAGGGTGTTGCACCGGATGCCGGTCTGCCCGTGCAGCACCGTCTCGGCGAACGCCCCGAAGTCCGACGTGATGGCGGGCGTGCCGCACAGCGCCGCCTCCACCACGGCCCCGCAGAACGGCTCCGCGTAGCGGCTCGGGGCCACGATGGCCGTGGCGTTGCCCAAGAACTCGGCCCGCTCCGTGGTCAGGGGTCCGACAAATTCGACGTTCGCGGGCGCCTCGCCGAAAGCGTCCGGGTCACCCTGTCCCGCCAGGCGGAACCGCAGGTCCGGGCGGCGCCGCGCCAGCTCCAGCACCACGCCGACGCCCTTGCCCTCGGTCAGCCGCCCAAGGAAGGCGATGTAGTCGCCCTTCCCGCGCCCGCGGGGCCACTCGTCCACGTCATAGTAGTTAGGCGCCACGAACTCCAGCCGCGGCGAGTCGAGCTGCACGCCGTGCCGCCCCTCCTTGGCCATGACGCCATGCCGCACCGCGTAGCTCTCGTAGATGCGCCACGGCAGCAGGCAGTCGTAGTACCCGATCCCCGACTCAATCGCCCCGGCGCCAGCGGCCAGCACCGGCAGCCCGCGGATGGCCGCGGCGTGCGCGTGGCCGAACGGCAGCAGGATCAGGTCGCCTGGTTCTACCCGCTCCTTGAGCTCCTCGCGGGCATACAGGTTCCACTGACGGTAGACCGGCGAGCCGTCCACGGCGTCCGCCCCGTAGAAGCCGCGCCCGACTTCGTGGTAGGCGTGGCCCAGCAGCGCCTGGTGCTCGTCCTGCTCCATCAGCACCACGTCCTCGGTCGCCCCCGTCTCGCTGCCCGCGACCCCGTAGTGTATCACGCGGTAGCCGTGCGGGAACAGCATGGGGCCGAATCGGGCGCACTTGGTCGTAAACGCACAGTGCGAAAAGTCCCGGTGCGTCACGGTATGCGGCACGGAAAGCAGGTGCAGTTGCATCGTCAAGTCAGGAACGTACCGGCTCGAAAGCGCGACATCAGCACCGTGTCGCTGGAGCGCGCATAAACCGTCATCTGGTAGGTGGGGCTCACCCCGATAGAATAACCGCTGGTCACCGTCACCGGGCTCGTCTGGTTGGTCAGGAAGCCATCTTCCACCGTGCCGCCCGTGGTCACCGTGCGGTACTGGAGGTCGTATTGCGTGCCGCTTGGGAAGCCGCTGCCCGTCCAGCTAAACTCGTACTCGTTGGTCACATCGTCCGCGTTCTGGGTACCGATGGTAATGCTGGCCGACGTGGCGTCCTTGGCGGGGACGTTGACCGACTCGCCGATAGTGATGCTGTCCTTCGTCGCCTTGAACGAGGCCACCTTGGCCGCGCCGCTGAAGTCGTTGCGGGTGATGGTCTCGGTCCGCGGCGAGGTCCAGCCGCTTACCGATTGCGTTGCGCCATCCAGGGCGTATTCAATGGTGCCGGTCCACGTAATCGCCAGCGAATAGCTGGAGCTGCCCGGCGTGGTCACGATGTTGAGACTCGGCCCCACCCGCTCAATCGCGGGCACGTCCACCGAGTCGCTGACCGCGGCCCGGTCGGTTGCCGTCACAAGGAAGGTGATGCGCCCCGTGTTGCCGCCGATGGCGGGCCTGTCCACCGTCACATCGACGTAGCTGCCCACGGGCTCGGTGACCGTGGTGTTGGTCTCCGGGGTCACCGTCGCCGGGCTCAAGGGGATGGTCGCCGCCAGCGCGTCGGTGACCCACGAGACCGTCGCCGTATTGGGCGACAGCGCCACCGGACTGGCGACCGCCATGCGGATCGTGAGCTGCGTGCCGCTGTTGGCGACCACGCGCGCCCGCCCGATCAGGGATTGCGTGGTGGCCACCGGGGCGATGGCCACCGGGTCCGTGTCCGCCGCGTATCCGGTCGCCGTGGCCGTAAAGGTGATCATACCTGCCGGGGCGCCGACCGCAGGGCGGGGCACGTCGAAGTCGATGAAACTGAGCGCCGTTTCATTCGGGCTGGCAAAGTTGCCCGTCCCGGTGGTCACCGTGTTGCCGCTAGAGTCTGCGGGCAGGACGCCCGTGAGCCCCTGTGTGGTGTACCGGATGGTCGCCGTGGTGGCCGTGTACGGGTCCGGTACGTTCACCGCCACGCGCACCTTGGCGACCGTCGCCGTGCTGGTAGACAGCTCCCGCGCCCGCGAGATCACCGGCTTCGTATCGCGGCCCTGTTCCACGATGGTGAACGTGTCGTCGTCGGTCTCGTTCGTCAGCGTGGCCGACCGGCGCGCCTTGAACGTGGCAAAGCTGTCCCCGCTGAGCGGGGTACCGCGGTTCCAGACCCAGCTCGCTGGGGCACTCGTCCAGACCCCGACCGCTGCGCCGCTCGACAGGCTGGCCGCGCCAGACGACGGGCCATTCAGGCCGACGAGCTGTACCTGCGCCCCCGAGATGGCGGCACCCGTGGGGTCTGTTGCGCTCACCGTGCTCGTGACCTGCGTCGGGCTGCTCGCCGACTGCACCGCCAGGCAGATGATGCCCGAGGCGCCCCGCTGGAACTGGTACTCGAAGAGCCCCGACTCCGTGCCGCCGCCGTTAATAGCGGTATACGCCAGGCACGAGACGTAGAAGATGGCCCCGATCTCGTAGGGGCCGCTGAAGGTGGCCGAATAGTTGCGGGCGTTGATCGGGGTCTGCCCCTGCGTGGTCGCGAGGTTGGGTTGGCTCGCCGTGCTGGTGGCAACCCGGATTGAAGCCGTGTCCGTATCGGCGCTGACGGCTAGTATGAAGTTGCCGTTGATCCCGAACGTCCCGACCACAGACGCCATGTCCGCCGCCGTGCCAGCGTCGAAGCTCTCAATCCCTCCCGCCACCACGCGATCCACGCCGTCCACATCGTAGGCCGACACCTCGTATTCGATGTCAAGGAAGCCAGACGACGGCAGGATGTCGATAAGCTGGTACGGCGGCGTGGTGTCAATAACCCAAACGGACCACGCGCCGCCGTTTGTCCTGCTGCGGAACCGCACCTGCGTCAGCCGCCCTTGCGGGTCGGTGATTACCAGGGTAACGGTGCCATGAATCGCCGTTTCGGTGGTCTCGACTCGAACAATGACGCCCGTAGGCGCCGGGCGCAGCAGCTCGGCGGGCACACCCCGTGCGATTCCCGACACTTCCCCGGTCGCCGCGCTGGTGACGAATCCGCCGAGCGCGTGCTTGGCGCGGTAGTAATAGGTGGTGCCATCACGCGGCAGCCGGTCCACATAAATGGCCGCAGAGCCGGGTACCCGGGCAATCTCGGCGAACCCGCTGCCGCTGGTCGTGCTGCGCTCAATCACAAAATCCAGCGTCTGGTCGGACGCATAGAGCCCGAGCGCGATACCCTGCTCCAGTGTGGCGTCATCCAGCAAGGGCACAAACGCAATGCCCGCCGGGCGCGTGGCCGTGCTGCCCGTCCCGCTGGTCGTCACGCTGGCGGTCGCCACCGGGCCACGCCCGGTCGGCGTGCTATAGGCGATGGCGAGCTGGTACGTGCCCGCCTCCAGCGTCCGGATCACGGTCGACGTGGAGCCGGGCGGCAGCGTGGTGACCAGGTACGGCTCCCATTGCGCCGGGGCCGAGCCGCCAAGGTAGGCAAACACGAACAGCGGGTAGGCGGTGCTGGTGTTCGTCCACGAGATCGCCACGCTGGTGGCGGTCGTGGTGCCCACCGAGATGGCGCCCGGGGTTGGAATCGCCGTCAGGGTGACGCTGGCCCACGCCGTCCAGGCGGATGGGCGCCGCCCCGTCTGCGTGGTCCGGGCGCGGGCATAGACCGTCACCCCCGAGCCGACCACAGCGGGAAGGTCCACCGCCCCGGTCGGCACCGTTCCGGGCGCGTAGGTGGCGAAGGCCGCGCCGTTCGTGGTCGGCGTGCTGGAGCCCGTGGCCCACTCCACTTCGACCGACAGCACCCCGCCGCTATTGATGGTCGCCGCGTTTGTGATGGTGAACTGCGCGATCAGGCTGGGGTGGTTGGTGTTGGCCCCGATCGTGATCGTGGCCGCAGGGCTGACGGGCTGCGCGTTGATCCCGCTGTCCAGCAGCCGAAACTGCGGCCCGGTCGGGGTCTCGGTGCGCCGGATCACCTGCATGATGCGGGCACCCACCGTGCTTTCCCCAATCCGGTAGTTGCGGTTGGGGTAGTGCGGGGCCTCCAGGTACACCTCGTCCCCGACCTGCGCCGCCGCGCTGGCCGCGCTGGCCAGCACCTGCACCTCGGCCACCGGCGAGCCGCGCCCGAACCGCGGCAGGATGCCCTGCGCGATCACGTTCAGCGTTTCGGCGGGTGTCGGCTGCCAGTCAGTCGCGGTGTGAATCATCCCCGGCACCGCGAACGTCACGTCCCGCGCCGCGAACGTGCTGGTCGCCGGGTCCACGTAGCGGCCCGTGATGCTCAGCGGCAGCGTGACCAGCCCGTCCGCCGGGATGCTGGAGCCCGTCGCCCCCGTCGGCGGCGCGCCCTGCAAGGTCGCCGGGGCCAGCGTCTGCTGCGTCAGCGTGACGGTGTTGATCGCCGTCCGCTCGTCCAGATCAAACACCACCGGATCGGCGCTGCTCAAGTCGCCAGCCGCGATGGTCAGCGACGGCACGGCGGTCGTCAGGATGCGGGTGCCGACCAGCTCTTGGTCGCCCGCGCCGTTGGTCCGTACCGCCAGCCCAAAGGGGCCGCAGATAGCCGATTCCAGAAAGTCCACGATAACCGGCGCCTCAGTCAGCTTGAGCGCCAGCCGCACCTGCGGGCCGACCAGATTGCGCAGGGTATTTATCCACGCGCCGCCGGTATCGTACTTCACCCGCGCCGCCGTCCAGATGGCGGTCACGATGTCCACCGGGTGCGCGTCGATGTACAGCGGGCACAGCGCCGACACCTCGCTGGTCACCAGGCTAATGGTGACCGTGTCGCCGTTCGACACCGTGGCGCTGGGCCAGTAGAAATAGAGCCGGTTATACCCCAGCGTCTCGCCCGTCAGGACGCTGGAATAGCCGCACAGCGTGGCCGTGCTCAGCGTCCCGTTGACGTAGACCAGTACGTTCCGGTAGGCCGTGACGTATTGCGACTGGCTGGACCCGAACAGCGACACCGACGCCGGGTTGGCGATGGCCCGCGCCGCGATGGTGTCTACCACCGTCTGGTTCACCAGCGGGCGCCAGTCCTTGACAATGGGCGCCCCGATGTACGGCAGATAGCCCGATTGGAACTCGGCAAACCAGTCGTCGGTCGCCCCCACCTTGTAGATCTTGTACGTCCAGCCGCCGCGGGCCACGACCGGGCCGAATGTGGTCGTTACCGGACCACCCGTCAGGCAGCCCCGGGTGGCATAGCTGCCGAGCGCGTTGCCCGTAAAGATCGGCTGCGTCTGCTCCACCCGCCGCGTATCGCCCACCGTGATGGCGTACCGCGCCGGGGCCACCAGCCGAATGGACAACACATAGCCCGTCGTCAGGCTCGTCCAGCTCCCGCCGTTGGTTCGCGTCTCCACATACGCCCGGCGTCCCAAAAGCTGCTGAAGGTAGCCTGCGTCCTCCAGCGCGTTGGTGACCACCCGGATCGTGCCCGTCCCGTCCGTGCCCGTGGCCGCGTCGACCACCTCCACCACATACGAACCCGTCCGGGTCTGCCCCGTCACCGGGTCGATCTCCTGCCCGTCCCCGCTCGGCGGTCCCGCCAGGTACGGGTTGGTCCCGCCCGCCACACTCGAAATGCTCAGCGCGTCCGCGGTCCCGTTGGGGTCTGTGACGGTCGACGCATTGCGGATGCGCAGCCGGTACTCAATCAGGTAGTTAGGCATAGTCGCACAGCATGTCCGCGCCCGGAGACGCCAGGTTGACCAGCGACACCGACAGGGTGTAGGTCAGGAACGTAGCGTCTTGGAACGCCAGCTCGACGGTGCCCTCCGGGTCCAGCCCGCAGGTGGCGTAGGTGCGGGCGCTGTTGTCGCTGGTCGTCACGCTGCACGTCCCGCCGCCTTGCAGGTGCCGGATCAGCCGCAAGGCGGTCCCTTGGTTGGTCGCCGGGATATCCCGCATCTCGAACCGCGCCCCGTAGTCGATGCGGAAGGTGAACATGGACCGCGCCCCGGTGGCGAGCGCCACCGCGGTGTCGCCCACCCGCCGCGTGAACGGGGTCCAGTTGGCGAAGCGCGAGCCGACCGCGCCCGCCACCCCGGTGGTGCCGTTGTCGAGCGTGGCGCTCGTGCCGTCGTTGAATCCGATGGAAGCCATGGCCTAGACGATGGTGGTCCCGCCGCGCCGCTGGGCGTTGCGCAGCAGCTCCTGCATCTGCCGCTGGGCGCTCGGGTCGTTGGGGCCGATGATGGTGACGTTCATGGGCTGCATGGGCGAGAGCCCGCCCGCCGCGGCGGCAGCCATGGTCGGGCCGAAGGTCAGCCCCGGCAGCGTGATGCCGCCCTGCCCGCCCGCGGTGTAGCCGAACCCGCCCGAAGAGACCGGCGCGCCAGCACCCGTGGTGGTCATGCGGGACGCCACCCCCTTGAGCGCACCACCCAGCGCGATCACGGCCAACGATGCCGCGATGCCGGTGGGAGTGAACAGGGTCTGCAACATCGTGTTCACCGCGATGGCCGCGGCCAGCGCCTTGGTCCCGACCTGAATAAGCATATCCCCGAGCCCGGACAGCACCGTCTGGCCCAGCGCCTTGAACGCGTCCCCGATGTTGCCGCCCTTGGCGGTCAACGCCTGGAAGGCATTGGCCACGCCCGCGCTCAGAATCTGGCCGAGCTGGTTGCCCATCTCGCGGGCGGGCTCCAGCACGTTGCGCTCGTAGGCGGCGATCATCTCATCTCGCCGAGCGTCAAGCCCTGCGATCATCGACGACATCAGCGGGTCCGGTGCCGCCGCGATGGATAACCCGATCTTCTTCTGTGCCGCCTGTATTTCCGCAAATGCCGCAGCCACGAGCGCGTTCAGCGGGCTGGCCGCAGGGTCTGTTGCCGACGCTGCGGTCTTGCCGCCGGTCAGCTTCTTAGACTTGGCCAGCAGCTTTTCCAGCTCAAGGCTGTAGTTGCGCGTCTGCCCGGCACCCTGCTGCGCCGTCTGCGCCTGCTTCATTGTGGACGTTGCCATCGCGTCCATGCTTTTCTGTACTTGCCCGCTAATCAGCTTATAGGCGCCCAGCCCAGCGGCCATGGCCGCCACCGTGGCCAGCACCTTGGCAGGCCCACCCGCCGCGCCGAGCGCGATCTGGGCGAAGGCGATGCCGTCCGCCACCGTCTTGACGGTGCGGGCCAGCGACAGCAGGGCGGAAATCGTGCCCGCACTGCCGAGAATCGCCGTCGTGGCCGAGGCCGCGAACGCCGCCGCTTGATAGCCCGCCCACGCTCCCGCCGCCGCCGCGATCAGTCCGGCGATCTCGGGTAGGTTGCGGCGCAGGGTGTCCACCAGCCTCGCGAACATCCCCGTGATGTCGGCGCTCTTGTTGATCTCGCCCGCCAGCATGACGAAATCGTTTCGCAGCGTGGTGATCTGCTGCGACATCGTGGGCACGAACGCGGCGAACTGCTCCGACACGGTGGTGTTGGCCAGCATCGCCGTGGCGAACATCTCCGACGACAGCTTGCCTTCCAGCGCCAGTTTCCGCAGGCCCCCAGACGCCAGCCCCAGCGACTTCTCCACCGCCTGAATCAGCGCCGGGGCGCCTTCCTGTATGCTGTTGAACTCCTCAGCCCGTACCGTGCCCGCCGCGAACGCCTGCGAAAGCTGCGTCAGCGCGCCCGCCGCGGCCTCGCTGCTGCTCCCGGATACGGCGATGGCCTTGCCGACGAACTCCGTCAGCCGCCCCACCTCGGCCTGCGACAGCCCAAGCGTCTCGGCGCTCCGGGCCGTCTTGGCATACAGGTTGGCCACCTCGTTGATCGGCTGCCGCGTGAGCTGCGCGATCTGGTACACCTCGGCCTGCGCCGCGGCCAGCCCTTCGGCGCCCGTGGACGCCAGCTTCAACTGGTTCGTCAGGTTCGTGTAGCTATCCAGCGCCACGCCAATCTGTTGCGCGCTGAAGGCCGCGCCCACCGTCGCCGCCAGCGTGCGGAACGAATCGCTCAACCCCTTGGCCGCGTTGTCCGTGCTTTGCAGCTTGCCCGACGCATTGCTGGCCGCCTTCCCCAAAGAGTCCAGCGCCGACTGCACCGCCTTGGCGCCGATCTCCTTGATCGCCACCGCCACGCTCATCACGTCCATGCGTTAGCCCTCCCCGATCACGGCTAGCCGCTCGTGCTGCGCCACCAGCGCCAGCGCCCGCGCCTTCGCCTGGTCGATCATGGACGTCAGCCGCCCCGCCGCCTTCAGGTAGCGCAGCTCGGCCTGCTGGAGCTTGCCCGGCTCGTGAAATGCCACGGCGACGAGGCCCGCCAGGTCCGTTCGTTCCCCCATGCGCTCCACCGTCGCCTCCCGGTCCATCGCCATAATCTCGCCCCACGTCCACAACGTCAGGGCGAACGAGTCCCGCGCCACCTCGGCCACCGGGCGGGCCGTCGCCCGCGCCACCTGCACCACCACCCGCGCCACGTACTGCGAGACTGACCGCGGCACCGAGACCGTCGCCCCGGTGCCCACGGTCAGTTTCCCGCCGCTGGCTCCGCTCCGCTCCGCTCGTCCTGCCCGGCGTCCTGGCTCGCCAACTGCGCCTCCACCTCCGCCACCGCGCCCCGCGTGAGCTGCACCAGCGCGCCGAGCTGGTCCACCGTCAGCCGATCCACCTCCGCCGCGGTCAGCTCGGGGCACGAGGCTCGCACCACGTCCAGCAGGGCGCCCATCAGCGACACCCCGGTGGGGTCCGCCTCCTGCGCCACGGCCAGCTTGTGCGCCGCGGCGCCGGAAATGGGACGCACCGTCACCTCCCGCCCGAACAGCCGCACCCGCGGCAACCGGGCGTCCGACACCAGCGCGTCGAGGTCCACTACCTTGGCGGTCAGCATCAGACGGCGGCGAGGTACTCGATCCGGTACGGCATGTCGCCGACGTTGGCGCCCGAAACGGTCATGTCCAGCCGCGCCTCGATCTCGATGGCGATGGCGATCTCGGCGGCGTCCTGCGAGGTCATGTCGTACTTGGTCAGCAGCGCCGCCGGAAACCGCACCTGCACGAACGCCCCCGAGCCGCGCAGCCAGATGGCCCGCACGTCGGTCAGGTAGTCGCCCGAGGCTAGCAGCGAGCCCGCCCGCTTGCCCTGGTAGCTGGTCGAGCCGGTCCACGCGCCCGACGCCACCACGGTGGCCCCCGGCTCGATCTGGCCCACGTTCGTGGTGCTGAGCTGGATCATGGTCCCGGTCAGCTTGGGCATGGTCGCCGCCTTGCGGTCCAGCCCGCGCACGGGCGAGCGGCGCCCGTCGAACTCGATGGCCCGGTACTCGGTGCCGGGGTCGAACTTGAGCCCGCCGGTCATCGCGCCCAGCACGCTGGAGCCGATGTACAGGACGCCCGAGTCCAGCAGGACGTCGGTCGGGAGCGAGCTGGTGTAGCCAGTCAGTGGGGCAGTCACGGGTCACCTCGGTGGTTGGGGTCGCCGCTGGGGAAGCTATCGGGCGCAGCGGCACGCGCCCACGGCTGGCACGTGGCCACAGTCAACGGGTCGTCAGGACGGTGGGCCACAAGATCAGGTCATAGGTGGCGACCACGCCCACCACGGTGCTGTCGGCGGGGTCGGTAAACTGCGGGATGGTGTTGCGCGTCCGCGTGCGGCCAACCATCAGCCCCGCGCCGCTGTCCGTCAGGCTGAGCAGGCAGCCGTCCACGATGTCCATGGCCGACTCGATCACCGGGAGCTGCGCTTCGGGCTGGCCGATGGCCTGCACTTCGAGCTGGGCCGTCTCGCGGTAGCCCGACGCCCATGGCGTGGACGCCCGATCTAGCCGCAGGGTGAGGTACGGGAACGTCGGCGGCTGCGGGTGGGCGCGCACCCAGATGTTGTCGCTGCCCAGGTAATCGGCCAGCCGCTCGCCCTGCGGGGTCCGGTGCGCCAGCAGCAGCGACCGGATGCGGGCGTAGATGGCCACCGTGGACCCGGTGCCTTGCCGCAGGTTGTTGTTCGGGACCACCCACTTCGGCTTGGTCATACTTCCCACCGCTTCATGTACCGCTTGACCGTCTTGGCGTACTCGGCGCCCAGCGCCGGGGTCGCCTCTACCCCGGTGGGGCGGAAGATCTCGCGCCGCTCGTGGCGTCGGGTGAAGATGTTGTAGTGCCCCAGCTCCCAATAGAGCGGCACCATCCACGCCTTGCCCCGCTTGACGCCCGCCGCCTTCTCCTGTGGATCGCCGAACTTCGGCCCGACGCGGATCTCGTAGCCCTCACGCCCCGGCGTCGGCGCGTCCTCGCGCTGGATAGACGCCTTCACCTTGAGCGTGTCGCGGAACCGCCCGCCTTTATAGTAGCCCGCGCCGAAGGCTTTCTTGAGCCGCCGCACGAGCAGGTTCCCGCACGCCACCACGCCGTTGCGCCGCGCCTTGTCCAGATCGCCCACGAACCGGGCCGCGTTGTTCGTGAACTTGACGGGCACTAGAGGTACCTCGGCTGCTCGACCAGCAGCGGCACCACGCCGTCCAGGTCGGGGATCAGCGCGTTCGGTCCCATGCGGACCACCTGGTAGATCGTCTGCCCCGCGTAGGGGATCAGCAGATTCGTGCTGGTGGGGTCGATCTGGGCGTAGTAGACGCCCGCCACCCCTTCGGTCAGGGCGAAGTTGCCGAGCCCCGGAATGACGCTCGCCCCGAGCGCGTCGGTGCAGAAGCTCACGAACCCGTTCGTCCCCGTCCACGTGACGTAGGCGTTCGTGGCGGGGTTGTACCGCGTCAGCTCCACCCGCGCCAGGTACGTGTTGCGGGGCTGGATTGTCTTGCGCGACTGGCTCACGGTGCTCCCTCCGAAGTATCGTACGCCACATAGTAGGCGCCGCTGCCCTCCACCAGCGCATAGGCTGGCCCGCTGCCGTCCACGGCCCGCGCCCGGTAGATCGGCCCCGCCACCAGCCGCGCCGATTGCCCTGTGAGCAAATAGGCGCCCGCCGCGGCCCGCTGGCTAAGGCGCAGCGCCGCCACCTGCCCGGTGAGCCCATACCCCGGCATCCCGGTCGTCGAGCTGCCCAGCGAGGCCATGGGCGCCGACGCCAGGGGCGGCTGCGGCCCGCCGGTGCCCAGCGCCGCGGCGTCCCCGCGCAGCACGTAGCGCGCCCGTGCCGGTTGCCCGTCGACCTGGTACGCACCCGCCGCGCCGACCAGCGCCACCCCGATACGGAAGATGGCGGGCTGCCCCGTGACGGCGACCGCGCCCGCGTCTGCCGGCATGGTGCGCCCACGGCCGAGCGTGGCGTCCTGCCCGGTGACCGTGTAGGCGCCCGCCGCGCTGGCCCGCGTGAGCCGCAGGCTGGCGGGCTGCCCGGTCAGGTAGAAGTCGCCCGTCTGACACCGGAAGAACAGCGACGGGTCCAGCTCGGCGTCTTGCCCGGTGAGCGTGTACGCCCCTGCCCCGCCGCCGACGCCCAGCCCCCAGGTGGCGTCCTGCCCCGTGACGGCGTAGCTGCCCGCATCGCCTGCCAGCGCAATCGCCAGCCCGAGCGAAGCGAGCGGCGCCGCCGCCATCGGGGTGAAGCCAAGCATGTTACGCCGCGTCCTCGGCGACGAGCTGCGGGCGCGTCTCCACCGGCACGGGCACCAGCAGGGACCACGTGCCGCTGTCGTGGTGGAAGGTGGCTGCCTGCCCGCTCAGGCCGTGCGCGTCCAGAACGACGGCAAGGCGGGCGTTGGCGCTGGCCTGAATCTCGGCCTGCGCCCGCTGCGCCCACGCGGCGACTTCCGCGACCAGCGCTTGCTCGACCGGGGACAGCGCCACCGGCACCGGCATCGTCTCGGCGCTCATGCCGCGCCCTCCACGGCGTCCACGGCGTCAGCGGTCTGAGCGGCGTCCACGGCGCCAGCCGCTGCCAGCTTCGCCGCCTTCGCCTCCTCCCACACGACGGGTCCGGGCGCCACGCTCACGTCCGCCACGTCCACGTCCAGCTTCGCGGCGACGGCGGCGCACAGGTCGGCGTCGGTCCAGTCGGGGCCGAGGTCGTCCGACGCCAGCGAGACGCTGCGCCCGACGTAGGTCGTGCCGATGGTGGGCACGTCCACCGCCACGCTGCACTGGCAGTCGGTGGTGCCGGACGTGTAGTTGATGCTGGCGGTCGAGATGGTGATGAGGGTAGACATTGTCAGGTCTTTGGTTAGTGAAGATCGACCCACGCGCCCGCTGCACGGACGCGGAGCTTGTTGGTGCCGGAGTCGTAGTACACATCGCCATCTTCGACGTTGGTAGTCGGCGCTGAGGCAAGCGGGAGGAAACGCACCTGCCCCGGTCCTTTGATGCGAAACCGTTCGTTGATCGCCCCGGACACACCTGCATAAAACTCAATCTGCGAGTTCGTTGCGTCCGCCGTTCCTGCAAAAATGCGCGTGGCGCGGCCTACCCAGTCAAAGCCGCCGTACGCACCGGAAAACGTCGATAGCGTGTTGGTTGTAGACAGCGTCGTGCCAGCAATGGCAAGTTTGGCCGCACCGACCGTGCTAGTCAGCCCCACCAGCAATTCGCCCGCCGTCGTGATGCGCGCGCGTTCGGCGTTGTTGGCGTAAAGAAGTACCGGGTGGTTGGATGTCGTCCCCACAAGTGCGCCACCGAGCGATGGCGCAACGCCAGATAGCATGGCGTATGTGCCATCAGACGTGCGAACGTATGTTGCCGTGCCGCCAGACTTGACTACATCAATGCCGTTGACCGATGGCGAAGTCGCCCCCACGCCCAGATTCCCGCTCGTGTCCAAAACCATCTTGGCGTTACCGAACGCTATGGTGTCGCCCGGATTGGCACCGGCTGCGGCGCTAAACCACCGATGGTTGCCCGTGTCTTGTGCGTAGAAACTGGCAACGGCTGCGGTCTTGTATTTCCAGTTGCTGCCGTCAAAATGCGCGTTCGCCCCAAGGTACACTTCCGGCAGCGTGGTGCGTGCCGCAAGGAACGAGCCGCCAGTGCCAAGCTGCAACGCCGGAACCAGCGTTGCCCACGCACTCGGCGTCACCCCGAGGCCGAGGTTGCCGGAGGCGTCGAGGGTGGCGTTAATGCTGCCGTTCGTGTTGAACAGCATGGCGTTGGTACTATGCTCGTAGTTAATCTGCCCCGGCGTTCCAGCCGTATCGCTGAACAAAATACGAGACGCACCTGCCGTTCCTGTGGCAAAGATATTGACCTTTGCAATGCCGCCAGTATCCGCAGCAGCAACACGAAGTTCCGTCCCGGCTCCACTGACATCCAGCGCCACACCCGGCGTCGCCGTCCCCACGCCCACGCGTTTGTTCACCGCGTCCACGAACAGCGTGTTGGTGTCGACGGCGAGGTTCCCGCTCACCGTCAGGCTCGACAGCGTGCCGACGCTGGTCAGGCTGGACGCCGTGACGCCCGACGCCAGCGTGGTGCCCGTCAGCGTGCCCGCTGCCGCCGTCACGGTGATGTCCGCCGTGCCGTTGAAGCTGACGCCGTTGATGGTGCGTGCCGTCTGCAAGGCGGTCGCCGTCGCGGCGTTGCCCGTCGTGCTGCCGCTGCTGCCGCTGACGCTGCCGGTGATCGTGTTCGTGACCGTCAGGTTGGTCAGCGTCCCCACCGACGTGAGCGACGACGACACCACGTTGCTGGCAAGGGTCGTGCCCGTCAGCGTCCCGGCGGCAGCCGTCACGGTGATGTCAGCGGTCCCGTTGAACGACACGCCGTTGATGTTGCGCGCCGTCTGGAGCGCCGTGGCGGTGCTGGCGTTACCGCTGAGCGTCGCCGTGATCGTGCCCGCCGCGAAGTTGCCCGAGCCGTCGCGCTGCACCACCGCGTTCGCCGTGTTGGCGCTCGCCAGGTTGTCGGTCAGCACCAGTCGAGACGCCGGGACCGAGCAGAACACGTCCTTGGTGCCCGCGCTAAAGGTCACCTTGGTCGTGCCGCCCGCGCTGCTGCCGATCACCGTGTCCCGCGACAAGGTGCCCGCGCCGGTCGTGCCGATCCCCACCTCCCACTCCGCACCGCCCGCGATCACGTAGTACACCGCAACGCCGTTGCCGAACGCCGCCGTGAATGACCGGAACCCCACCGCCGCACCGGCGAGCGTGACGGTCCCCTGCCCCGTGGTCGCGGTGCTCTCCTTGACGCGATCCGCCAACGCCGCCATGATGCCGCCCCCTTACTGAATGGTGAGCACGCCCGTGCTCGGATCGAAGTCCACCGAGAACGTGTCGCCCGCGCCCAGCGTGATGCTGGTGCCGTAGTCCCACCACGCGATCAGGTTCTTGCTCGCCGCCGTGTCGTTGTACAGCACGGCATAGCGGAAGGGGCCGATGCTCCCGCCCGCCGCCGTCCACGTGGCGGGGTCCGCCAGGACGAGCTTGTAGACGCCCGCCGTCTGCGACGAGCTGGTCTGCGTGGCGGTGTTGCCGCCCGCCGTGTAGCCGTTGCCCGCGCTAATCTCCGCCAAGTCCGCCTTCACGGCATCGTTCGCCGCGTCGGGCGTGGCGTTGCTCAGGTACACCTTCAGGGTATCGCTGCCGAGGTTGTGCACCTTCTCGGCCAGCGCCTCCACGAATGCGTTGAACTTGTTGTAGGTCGCCACCGTTCCCCCTTGGGTTAGGTCATGAAGCCGACGCCACTGAGCGTCAGCACGGAAGCCGTCATCGCCGTCGTGTCGCTGTCGTTCTTGACCACCACCGAGATGATGTCGTCCTCGGCAATGGGGATCAGCCCGGACAAGAACACTCCCGCCGGGTTGCCGCTCAGGTTGTGAAAGTAGGCGGTGAACGCCAGCCCGGGGATCGCTACGCCGTTCTTGGCGAAGGTGAACGTGTAACGCTTGTTGTTGCCAGCAGGCAGTACTTCCAGCGTAGCCTGCGCGTTCAGCACGTGGGTGCTTGCCTTCTCCCACCGAAGCTGACCGTTGGCGGGCATGGACACACAGCTCGTGCAGACCGCCGTGTCCAGCGCCGTGGTCCCCGCCACCGGCACATAGGTGCCGCTGCTGGCGAACGTGGTCGCCACCGCGCCGCCGCTTGCCAGCTCAAGCTGGCCCCGACTCGGGTAGAGCGAGACCGTCAGGTCGCGCACCACTTGGGCGGTGATGTTGCCGCTCGTGTTGTCGGCCAGCAGGGCCAGCAGCGCCGACAGCGTGCGTGGGGTGTCAGCCATCAGGCGAAAGCCTCGTCGAAGGCGGAAGAAAACTCGTCGGTGGTCACCAGATGCACGCCGTCCAGCGTGGGCAGCGCCTCAAAGCCCGCGAACTCCACCGCGTCGGTCGGGGCCACCGCCTCCAGGTCAAGCCGCTGCGACCGGAGCTGCCGCTGCGGCACCACGCCCCGCACCCAATAGACGGCCTCGTCCCCCTCCAGCCGCACGAGCCCCGCCAGCGGCACCGGCACATAGTCCGCCACCGTGGCCCGCGCCGTGGTGCGGTACGAAATGTGGCTTTGCGGGTCGGTGCCCACGTTCTGGCCGTCGCTGATGGCGTCTATGCGGCCCCAATAGGTGCCTTGGTAGGCGTAGACCGGGCGCATGAACCCGTCCGCGCCCGCGTCCTCGCGTGCCCACAGGCTCACCCGCTGGTCCAGCCGCCCCGCCACCATGGTCATTGGGCCACCCCCAGCCGGAACAGGCGCAGGCTCTTGACCACCCGCGCCACCGTCTCCCGGCTCGCGTCCCAGCTTATCGTGGTGTCGCCCGCCTTCTCGCTGGCCGCGCCCGGGGTGCGGCGCTGGTACAGGTCGGCAGCAAGGTCCAGAATCATCTCGGTCAGCAGCGGCTCGATGCGCGCATAGTCCGACCGCAGGGACAGGCCGCAGCTCGCGGTTATCGTATACGGCCCGTTATAGAAACTGGTCAGCGGCTTGGCATAGATCATGCCTGACGCCCCATACACGGTATACGTGGTCGGGTCCACGGTCGCGCCCTCGCTGTCGGTGATGCTGACCGACGCAATCGGACGCCGCGGGAAGATCAGGCTGGTGACCGGCTCGTCCAGCGACTCGGCCCGGTCTACCGCGGTCTGGCTCTCGGCGGTGATCGGGCAGTCGATCCACCCCTCCACCATCGCCTGCGCCCGCGCCACCAGCGCGGCCAGCAGCGCGTTCTCCGCGTTGGTCTCGATCCGCAGGTACGTCTTGAGGTCGGTGCTAGTCGGCAGCGCCACGGACGGCCTCGCGCAGGATGGTGGCGTACTTGGCCCCGACGACCGGGTAGTCGTGGTGGGCCACGGTGTAATCGTATACGCGGCGCGCCTCGGCGGCGTAGTGGCCACTGTCAACGCACAGCCGCCGCACCGCCTCGCGCAGCTCCTCGCGGCTGTCGGCAAACGTCCACGGGCACGGGATGCCCAGCTTCGCCAGGTCGTCCACGGCGCCATGATCGCCCGCGATGACCGGCAGCCCCATCGCCGCGCCCTCCAGCCCCGAGCCCTGCATACCGAGCCAGAAAGAGTCGAACACCACGTGGCACGTGGCCTTGAGCGCCAGCGCCTCGCCGTGGCTCATGTCCTCGATCAGCACCGGCTCCACGGGCAGGCCGTAGTCCTTGAGATAGCCCATGACGGCCAAGAAGTCCGACGTGCCCTTGATCTCGCGCCGGGTCGGGCTGTGCGCCACGCGCAGCCGCCCGCCTTCCCACGGCGGCGGGTAGCGCGTCACGCTCGCCCGCAGCGCCTGGTAATTCTTCACGGGCATCGGGATCGGCAGCCAATGCTCCACCCCGTGCCGGTGGTGGTAAGGCCGCGCCCCGAACGTCACGCTGCGCAGCTTCTCGTCCGTGTCCCGGTCGCGGTACGTCACCCGCGGGTCGCCCGGGGGCAGGCTACCGTGGTAGGTCACCGCCACCCGCTGCCGCTCGGTCGGGGCTACCCGCAGCTTTTGGAACAGGCCGCGGTAGTCCATGTGGCAGTGAATCACGTCAGCCGTCGCGGCCAGCACGTCCACCGTCACCCGGTGGGCGTCCCCGTCCCACTGCCGCCAGTGGCAGTGCGGGTTGGTATAGTCGTAGCGTACCAGCGCCGACAGCACGCCCGGGGCCGTGTTGGCCGCGGAATGATAGCGGTAGACCGAGCTCCCCGGATCGTACTCGGTGATCTGGAGCACGCGCAGCGCGTCCGGGGTCGGGTCCGCCGCGGTGTAGTGCTCGGGCACCTCCGGGGGCGACAAGATCCGCCCCGTCCCGCCCCACAGGCGAGCGATGCCCGCCTCGTCCACCACCAGCGCGTTCGTGGCCAGCCCCGGGGACATCTGTGTGGCGGCCTCCTCGAACGCGGCCCGCAGGCTGGCGCCCATCGCCCACGCCATCGGATGCGACAGCACCAGCCCCCACTGCACCAGATCGCCCACCCGGTCGGCGGGCACCTCGAACACCTCCCGCGCCGCACGCCGCACGCCACCAATGATGCAGGGCTGGATCGCCATGACCTTGGCCGCGGCGGGCGCGGGCGTCGGGGGCACTACGGCCTCGGCCACCGGGGGGAGCGCCCCGGTGGCCTTGGCCTTCCTGCTTGCCGCCTTACGAGCTGGCGGGGACATCCAGCACGACGAACGGGCTGTGCGGATCGACCTTCACGCCCGCCACCGTCTTGTAGGCGTAGGTGGACGTGGGGATCGGGATGCCGCCACCACGCGCCAGGAAGCGATACGTGGTGATATCCTGCACGAACTTCACGTGGATCGAGCTCTCCACCGTCAGGGCCTGCCGCAGCCCCATGGCGTAGAAGTCGCCGTTGACCAGCGCCACGTCCCCCTTGGTGCCCAGCGAGTTGAGCAGATCGGTGACGATGACCGGCAGCCCGAGGAGCAGCATGGTGGGACGGTCCCGCAGGTTCGCGATCCAGGTGACCATCGTGTTGTTCGTGGTCTGCATCGCGAAGAGCTGCGCCAGCACCCGGCGCGAGATCATCCACGCCGAGTTGGGGCCGATGGTGTGGCGCTCGTACATGGCGAAGGCGTCCGCCGCGACGAACTGGTTCGACGTGGTGCGGTTGACCGAGATCAGCGCGCCGTTGTTGCTGTTGAGCGCGCCGAGCGGCTGGGACGAGCCCGTGCCGTCGATGGTCAGGTCTTCGTTCAGCTTGTTGATGATCTGCCCGCCGACCGCCGTGGTGACCTCGCTGGGCAACTCGCCCGTGAAGTCGTCACCGAGAATTTCGTCGCCGAACTCGGTGATGGCGGCGTACTTGTAGATCTCCAGCAGCCGCTGGCCGAACACCGGGTCGCGCTCCGGCTTGGTCCCGCCCTCGCCCACGATCGTCACGTTCGCGATCTTACCCGCCATCGGGCGGTTCAGGGTGGTCGTGCCCTCGTCCTGGATCAGGTACGGGATGCGCAGCGACCGGCCCGGGACGTTGTACCGGCGGGCGTACTGGAAGATGCCCGGCTGGGCGTTGCTGACCGAGAAGATCTCGGGCACCTGCGTCAGCGGCAGGAGGTACTCGCCGCCCGACGTGGAGCCGGTGATCGTGCGGGTCATCTCGGCCACGCGGCGCAGCCCCTCGATCTCGCGGGCGTTCTTGGTCCCCTTGGCCGCGGCGCGCAGGTAGGCGCCGAGCGTCGGGAAGTGGTTCACCAGCACCTTCTTGACGTCCTCCATGGCGTCCTTCATGCCGCGGAACTCGGTCCGCTCGGCCTCGCCGCCCACGTCCACGCGGGTCAGCCCCTCGGCCCCGCCCTGCCGGTCAATCTCGGCGTCGGGCGTGAACTCCGCCGCGGCCTGCGCCCGCATCTCCAGCGCCACGATCCCGTCCGTGCGCGCCTTCACCTCGTCCGCGCTCAGCGTGAGCGCGGGGTCCATCAGCTCGGCGCGCAGCTTCTGCGCCTGAGCGCGCAGCTCGTTCGCGGCGCGGTTCTTGGTCACCAGCGTGTTCTGCATCGTCTCCTCCAGTCTATACGGAATAGGTCTGCCGCACGGCTGCGAGCCGGTCGGCCATCGTGACCGCGGCATCCTCGCGGGCTGGCGGCGGCGTGGGCGGGGCGCAGCAATCCGTGCGCGTGCCCGGGGCCACATCGTCCAGGTACGGGGAAGCGTAGGCATCCAGCACCGCCTGCCGGTCGGTGACGCTCAGGGCGTCGAGCGCCGTGCGGGCGGCAATCATGAGCAGGTCGCGGTCCGTGCGCACGGAGTCGCGGGGCTGCTCGGGAACATCGGTGGTGCTCTTGTCGCTGCGCGCCCCCAGCACGTCGGTGCCGGGGACGCTGGGCATCGGGGTCAGGCTGACCTCGCGCAGCTCGATTTCGAGGAACCGATCGACGGTCTTGCCGTCCACCACGGCCATCTCGGTGCGCTTGGGGACGAACCCGATCGACAGCCCGGTGACGGCGCCCGCGGCCATGACGGCCTTCACGTAGTCCCGCGCTGCGCGCCCCGCCTCGGTGTCGAACAGGTCGGCCACCATGACCAGCCCGTCGCCCGTGTCGGTCAGGCTGGCGACCACGCCGACGTGGGCGTCCACCTCGCGCTCGTGGTCCATCAGGAAGGGGACGCGCCGCGCCTTGACCTTGGTGTCAATGGTCCGCTTGGCGCAGCCCCGGGCGAAGACGGTCCCGTAGGTGTCCACCTGCTCGTAGGTCAGGGCCACGCCGGTAATGCGCCCCGCGATCCCCTCGGGCAGTCCTTCCTGGCGGGCTTCGAGCGCCACCTCGCGGCGGTACAGCGTCACGGTGTCGATGGTCATAGGACGCCCTGCGCCTCCTCGGGGGTCTCGGTGTAGTAGACTAGGGTGCAGCGGCAGTTGATGACCTCGCCAGCGGGGCCGCGTGGGTCCAGCGGGTACAGCAGGCCGTTGCCGAACGGGTCGTCGATGCCGATGGGCGGCTGGGCGCCCGCGGCGGCGTGCGTCGGGCGGGTCTTGCGGTCCTCGAAGGCCAACCATTGCTTGGCCCGGAACAGGTCGCCTTCGGCCTTCGCTTGGTCCCACGAGCCCTGCGACTGCGCGCCCGCCACCTCGGTCTTGGCGATCCGCGTGGCCCGCACGTCGGTCATCTGCTCGCCGTACACGCTGGCCTGAATCAGCCGCGCCGTCTCGGCCACGCTCAGCTCGGCCAGCTCGGCGCTGCGGATCGCCGCAGTGACCTGCTTCGCGGTCGTCTCCCCGATCAGCTCGGCCAGCCGGTCGGCCCGGTTGGCGATGGCCTGTAGCACGCTGGGCGGCTTGAGCCCGAAGCTATAGCCTGCGCCCATGACCTCCTGCGCGCCGAAGAGGTACATGCGCTCGATCAGCTCCAGATACGCGGCCCGCCACGCGGCGTAGTATTCCCCGCCCCGGGCGTAGTTTTCCCGGATCTGCCGCTCGATGGCGTCCAGCACGGGGTCGTCCGCTCGGGTCGCCCGGTCAAACAGCCGCGCCACGGACGCCGCGTCCTCGCGGAACCGGGCGCGGGCGGTCGTATAGAATGGCGCCTCCTGCCGGTCCATCTCCTCCATCTGCCGCACCCAATAGCGGTACAGGATGTGGTCCTCGTCGGGCTCGCCGTCCTCGCGGTAGAGCGGGGCGCGCAGCACCTCGGGATGGTGGACCCACCACGGGCGCCCCTGCTCGTCTACCAGGGGGCTGGCATTCCGTACCGGCGCACCAGCGGGAGCCGGTGCCGCATCGTCCGCTGCCACCGCCGCCACGGCGACACGCGCCGATAGGGCGGCACCACCTGCCGGAACACGTTGCGCCGCACGGTCAAGCGCCTCCTTGGCTTCGTTGATGACGGCCCGCATCCCATCCAGCCCGATGTCGCCCACCACGAGCCACTTCACCTGGGCGATCACGCCCGCAATCCGCTTGTTCCCCCGGTGCCTCGCCCCCCACGCCTCGCGCAGCCGCACGGCCCGCTCCTCGGCGGGGCTGTTGGGCGCGCCGCCACGCTTGGCCAGCGGGGCCAAGATGGCGAACTGCCGGTTGCCGCGGACGTTGCCGCCCTTGCGCCAGATTTCGGGGTACTCGCGCTTCAGGGTCTCGGCCTCGCCCACGGGGAAGCGCCCCCACTGGCTGTTGCGCAGGCTGACGGCCTTGTCGTCCCCCTTGGCGGGGAAGTCCGTCGCCGGGTCGGCGCGATCCTCCTCCTCGTCGTCCAGCTCGTCGTCGTCCTCGTCGTCCTCGTCCTCCAGCTCCTCCTCGTCCGTCTCGCCCTGCAACGCCGGGGGCGGGCCGTCCTGCGCGGGGGCCTGCTCCATGACCGCCCGCGGGTCGATCACGGCCACCGCGGCGGGGGTCAGCGTGGCCCCGGCGGTGACCAGAATCGTGTCGGTGGGCTCAGGGATCGGGGACAGCCGCAGCGCCCGCCGCGACTCCTCCCACGTCCGGAGTCCGTCGCGGAACTCGGCCCGCACGCGGGTGCTCGTGGCGCTGTCGTCCTCGACCAGCTCGCGCAGCAGATCATGGTCGTAGGTGATCCACACGTCCCCGAACTCGGGGGCCAGCCAGTGGTTCAGCTCGTCCTCGATCGCGGCCAGCATGGGCTCGATGGTGTGCTGCACCAGCCGTGCCCGCGCCTCGACATACTGCGCGCCCGACAGCCCGGCGTCGGACGTGGCGCTCGCGATCCCGATCATCCGCGGGTCCACCCCGAAGGCGGCGCAGATGTCCTCGCGGGACACCCGGCGCAAGTCGGGGAACTCCAGGTCGGACAGCGTGAACCCCAACGGCTTGATGTCGCGCACGGCCCCGAAGAACGCAGGCGTGCCCCGCTTGCCGCGGTCGACCACGCGGGCCTTGTAGCGGTCCTGCATGGCGGTGGCGTCATCCTGCGTGGCCTCGTCGGCCAGCAGCACGGCGAACGTGGGGGTGCCGTCGTTGGTCACCACCTGGCGCACGTACTTGGTGGCCTCGTTGTCTGCCGCGATGGACGCCAGCGCCGTGGCGCCCCGGGGGAACCCGAAGGCGTCGGGCGTGAAGGGGCGCGGCATCTCCAGGTCGCGGACGTGGATGATGTCCGCCACGTCCCGCTGCACGATGATCCCCGACCAGTTGGCGTAGTCGTACCGCCGCGGGTCGCCGTCCGCGTCCACCCACACCGACTGAAGCGACTCGGGGTTGATCGCCCCCAGCCGCCGCGGCAGGCCGACGCCGGACGGGCCGCGGTCCATCTCCAGCATGGCGTTGCCGTAGCCCAGAAAATCAATCGCCAGCCGCGCGCGCATGGTGCGGGCGGTGAACCGGGGGCCGGGGTAGTCCAGCAGCCGCTGGAGCGGGTGCGACTCGGGCACGCGGCTCTCGTAGTCGCCCCGGGCGCGCAGCACGACGAGCGGCACCGACGCCACCACGTCGGCGATCACGCGCATACACGCATGGACGACCGGGTGCTTGCTGAACCCTTCGGCCCGGATGCTGGCGCCTTCCGGCTTGTACTCCTGCGGATTGGCCGTGCGCACCAGCGACATCTGGGGCGTCCCGCTGGCCAGCCCGTTGGGCGGCTGCCCGCTGCTTCCGGCGATGGCCGGGAAGTTGGGGTACACCAGCGGGATCACGGCGCGGCTTGCGTCGGGCGCGGTGATGTCCCCGCGCAGCGCCTTCAGGGCGAGCCCCACGCGCTCGCGCAGGGTCGGGACGGCCACAGGGGCCGGGGCGTCAGCCATGGTCCGAACGCTAGGCACAGCGTCTGCCGTGCGCCACCCGTGCAGTTGACTAGACCACGAACGCTTGGACCTGCTTGAGCATCAAGCTCGACAGCGCCCAGACCAGCGCGTCCACGCGGTCGGGGCTGCCGTCCATGGCGTCGGGGCGGAAGCTGCTCATCTGCTGCTCGAGGATCGGGAGCTGCCCGACGTGGAACACTCGCCCTTCTTGGTACAGCGCATAGACCGGCTCGGCGCGGGCCAGCTTTCCCTTCGTGGCCCGGACAGCGACGATGCGGACGCCGTGCGCCTTGTCACCTTGCGCGGCCAGCACGCTGCGGACCATGTCACCGCCTTGGTTGACCTCGGCCACGATGCTTCCGCCCCACCGCCGCGCAGCGTCGATGGCGACCGCGCCCCATTGCGCGGGGCTATAGCGCCCGCTCAGGTCCTCTAGGACGTACCCCCGCTTGTCGCGCCCCAGCCCGACGACGACGATGCCCGTCTCGTTGCTCGCCGTGTTGGCCGTGACGGCGGGGTCCACGCCCACCAGCACGCGGGCGAAGGTGTCGGGGGCCTGCTCGACGCGCGCTCGCACAATGTCTGCCCCCGTCCACAGCAGCCCCTCGGTGGCGTGCGTCCACTCGCCGAGAAAGACGTGCCGGTAGCGCTGCGGGTTGGTATCGCGCAGCCGCTCGGCCTGCTCAATGAAGCTAGGCGAAAGGTTGTGGGCGTTCTGCTCGTAGGTGGTGTGGATGTACAGCGTGTCGTCCCGCCGCGCGGCCACGAACCGCTCATAGAGAAAGTGCGTCCGCGCGGCCGGGTTGAGGACGAGGACCACGCGGTTCGGGCGGTCTACCTGGCGTATGCTATAGTCGATCGTATCGAAGCTTTTCGGGTCCACCAGCTCCTCGGCCTCGTCCAGAACCCAGGTCGTCACGCCCTGAATCGACTTGAGCCGCGCCGATTGGTTGCCGCTGCTGGTCTTGATGCCGCGGAACAGGATGGCCGAACCGGTGCGCCGGTTGCGGATCGTGTCGCGCGTCACGTCGAAGTCATCCGCCAGCCCAAGCAGGTCGATCTTGTCTACAAACTCAGGGATGATCGAAATGCTGGCCGCGACCATCGTCCAGCGGGTAAACAGGATGACGTGCCCCGCCTCGTAGGTGAGGTTGAGCAGGAACAGCGCGATGTGGAATGACTTGCCCCCGCCGCGCCCGCCCGTCAGGAAGGCATAGCGCCACGCGGGGGCGGGGTTAAACAGCGGCTGGTAGGCGCTCAGCAGCTCCAGCGGGCGGGGCTCACCCGGCGCGCTGCTCATCCATATAGATGGTGAGGATGTGATCGGTGGCCGGTCGCGCCCAGCTATAGCGCAGGCCACGCGCGGTCAGCCACGCCTCTAGGCGCGAGCGGCTGTAGACATTGCAATAGGTGCCGTGGGCGAGCGTGCGGTCAATGACCACCGAGTCTTGCTCGCCCTCCCCGAGCTGGAAGAACACCACGATGACGGCGCGGCGCGCATGGGCCAGCAGCGTCTCCAGCGCGTTGTGGTAGCCGGGCAGGTGCTCCAGCACATGCCGGCAATATGCCACGTCAGCCTGCCCGTAGTGGTCGACGCTGGCGATGCTGCCGATCGCCACCTTGGCCCCCAACCCCTGCCCGTAGGCGACCAGCTCGGGGGTAAGCTCCACGGCCCGGTAGCCGATCCACGGGTGGGCGCGCCAATACGTCTGGTAGTCAAGGAACGTGCCGGGGCCGAACTCCAGCACGGTCTTGGCCCCGAGCGTCTCCACCTGCTGGAACACGGCGCGGCGGCTGTGCGGGTCCGATTGCTCCAGCCAGCCCGCGAAGGTGCTGCCGGTGATACCGTGCGCGGCGATGTGGTGCGACCACCAGACTTCATGTGACGCGCGCGAGGCGCTGGTTGGCTCGGTCACTTGGGCGGCTCCACATGGGGGACGGTGATCCAGCTAATGGGCGGGGTAGCGATCGGCTTGTCCCCGCTGGTGACGTCGGTGCGCTGCACGGCTTTGCCGAACGCCCGGTCGAGCAGGGCTTCGGCGGCGCGCACGTCCCCCTTGGTGGCCTTGGCCCGGAGCGCGCGCAGCGTAGCCTCCAGCGCGGTCACGCCGTCCTTCTCCTCGGCCAACACCTTGGCTAGCGCCTCGCGGATGTCGGGTAACTTGGGGCGCCCCTTTGGGTTGCCGGACTGCCCCTTCTTGAATGGCTTGAGGTTTCGCGTTGACACTGTTCCCCCACTGTTAGAATGGGCGGATGGACGGCACGCCAATCCCATAGACCCGGGCGGGCATGGGCGGCACGGGCGGCACCTCGGGCGGATGGCTAGGCGGCACGTCCCACGGGATAGGGCCGACCGGCTTGTCCTGCCACGCCCGCTGGTCGCGGTAGGCTAGCACGTCCGCGGTGTCGAGGTGCAGGACGATGCGCTGAGCGTGGGGCGGGCTCACGACGATCGTGCGGAACACCGGGGGGACGGCTTCGCACAGCTTGTGCACGGCTTGGCGCGAGACCCCGATGAGCGCGGCGGCTTCCGGGATGGTCAGCCAGGCGGGGCGGCTGGGCAG